GGCCCATTTTTACGAACTGAGAATTGGCATTCATAGAGTAGTCCATGAACGTAGCCATCATATCGACTACTCCACCAAGCAATCCACCTACTAACGGTATTTTTTCTAATAATCCGCTAATTGGTTTCGTAAGATTTTGAATTGGACCTTCGGCTAATTCACCGCCGATTCCCTTCATTGCGCTTCCTAAAATACCTGCGGCGCTCTTAAATACATTAGATATTCCTTTGCCTATTTTACCTAGAACTACAGCTAATACTGCAGGATCAGCTAACGAAGAAACTGCGCTCTTAAATAGCTCACTCATTCCGGTTCCAAAAACCTTAAATTTATTTCCTACACTTTGTAAGCCTTTCTGTAATCCAGTTAATGGGGCTTTTCCTTCTACTGCTCTTTTAACTGCTGCGGCTTCTTGTTCTGCTTGAAGTTTTCTAGCTTTGAAAATCATCGCTTCGTAAACCTCTTCTCCAACTCCTAATTTTTTAGCAAAGTTTTCTGCTGCAATTCCTGTTAATCCTATAGAGTTACGAATCTCTTTCTCTTTCTTTAACTGAATATCTAATTCTTTTCCTGTTAATTCTGAGACTTCTAAACTCTTTTTTCTAGCTACATACTCTGCTTGTAAAGGAGCTAAACCACTTTGTCTTCTTTCAATTTCATTATCTATTGCATCTAAAGCTCTATTCGCTGCAGCAATATTTCTAGCATCTCCGCTAATTTTTGCATCTGTTAATCTTTTCTCTGCATCCTGTCTTGCTTGTAATGCACGGAAGTATTTATCAGCGTCCTTTAATTGATTCTCAGATAACTTAACTTGTGTTTCTGTAATCTTAGCTCTTTGTATAAAGGATTGAGCAGTAACTCTGTTTATATCGCCTTGGATTCTTTTAACATCAAGACTAGAAGTTCTAAAACCATCAATAGAAGATCTAACCTTATCGTAACCGTTAATTAGTTTATTTAATTCTCTAACTTGGTCTTTAATAATATCGTTAAAATCTTCACCTTCTCTTACCAACTGTTTTAAGCCTTCTTTAAGCGCCTTTACGTCATTTACTGATTGAGCGCTTTGAGATGGGCCTCTTTGTTGACCTGAGGTTTGGTTACTATTGTTGTTTTCGTTGGACATGGCTACAAATAAATATTTAAGCCTTTGGTTTTGCCTTGCTTGTTACGTAAGAAGGTTTTGACTTAAGAGATTGCTTAACGGCGTCAGGCATTTGAACTTTGCTTTTGTCAGTTTGCTCTGTAAGAACTTTGTCGTTTTCGTTCTGAGCCTCTTGCAATCTATCTAGGTGTTCCTTTATCTTTTTTATATTGAATTTCCTCTTTGGGATATCCATGTTCCAGACCTCAGTATAATTGAAACCTCCTCCGCCGTGATAAACAAGGTCGAAGACTTCAGTCATAAAGACGCCTCTATATTCCGCTCCCGGGAAAAAAGAACTCGGCTGTCATTGGCAGCTCGTCGATGACCTCCTCTCCATCTTTAGTCGAAAAAGTAATCTTTGTGGAAATATCTGGAATAACGCTTTCGATGAATCTTCTTAATTCAATAGAATCTCTTGAAAGTAATGCACCCGAGTCAATAAAGTCTCTAACGGTTTTTGTAGAGTAGTCACCGTTAATTGAGGTGATTTGATGTTTTAGCTTTGTAGTCAATAAACCAGGCGCTGCTTCTCCTAAATTCTTTTTCATGCCTTTCATCTCTTCGTCGATTTTTCTATCGTCTGCAATGGTTAAAGCTTTGAAAGTAATCGAGTTTTTAGTGTAAGGCAGTTCGAAACTAAATTCGTTCTTTTCGTTGAATAGAGTGGTATCTACCTCTTTGTACTTAACCGATTGTAAGTCACCTTTAACAACTTCTGATTCCATAGTATTTGGATTGAAGTAGTTGAAAGAGTAGTCTTTACCGTAAGCTAATATTCTAGCCGCAATAAGGATAGCGTTCCTGTCGCCCAGGATCAGATCCTCAAAGCTTATTGGAGTCTTAATGATAGATTTAAGCATCTTCTCAATGGCTAAGCCCTGACGTAACAGATTCGCATTGGTAAGAATGTCTTCTTCCCTTGCGGTCATGTATTTAATTTCAATTTGGCCTGATGCTAATGGAGAGTCTTTTGGGTATAATAAACCCTTTGAAGGAAGATCTACCATTTCGGTAGGTACTGTAAACTTTGATTCTGACATGTGATAACTATTTTAAATAAATATAAACTATTAAAATTTCCGGGAACAAAAAAAGACCGCGGTGAGGCGGCCTTTCTTTTATATTCGTTATTTGTATCTTAGAAGTTCAAGATAGCGTAGTCCATTCCTAAAGTTAAACTGATTTCAGTAGGATCTGAAGTAGACCAATCGTAAGTTCCAAAGTTTGTTTCTTTGATGAAAGCGCCTTTGCAAATCCACTCTGATACGATATCTCCAACTGGACCTAAGATTGATAAGTTAATGTCTTTCTTATAGAAGTCAGAATAACCGTTTCTACCAGTTACAGACTCATGATGTAAACGTACCCATTCCATTACGGCCTCTTGACCTGATGGACTTATTGGATTGTATAAAGACAATGTGATGTCTCTCCACTCAGCTTTTCCTTTAATCTTACGATAAACATTGATGTGATCTAATTTGATTTCATTTAAAGTAAGACCTGGAGCGTCTGCTTTTTTAATCATATATGAAGGAATACCGTCGATGTACATTACAAATCTATTCGATACTGTAGGTTCGAACGCGGTAAACATTATTTCATTTGGGTCTAATACTGGCATTTTTGGTTGTATTTAGTATAAATATTACTTTACTTATTTTTTCTTCTGAGCCGCTTTTTTCATATCTGCAGCTTTTTTGTCAGCAACCTTCTTAGCTTCCGCTTCTTTCTTTTTCTTCTCGTCAGCTTTTTTCTTATCTTCAGCAACTTTTTTAGCGTCTACTTTTTTAGCTTCGTTTAAACCTGCGCCTTGATTTTTCATAGCAGCGCCTGCAGCCTGTAATTTATCGAACAATTCAGGGTTCTTCTTTTTCAAAAGATCTTGAGCTTTAGATATTGCTACGCCTGTTAGACCTAGTCCTAATACTCCTGATAAAGCTGCTATTACGTCTACTATTGGAGACTCTTTTAACTCTTCAGCTTCCTCTTTTACTGGCGCTTCGTAGTTTTCTTTGATCATTAACTTAGCCTTTACACTCTCGTATAAACGTGCTGGTACTTTAATTCTAATGATTGTGTTATCGTTCATTTGATATTCTATTTGTTATTATTGGCCAAATGTTGCTCCTGTAGGTAAAACGTTGAAGTCTAATTGAATAAACTCAGCAGTTTTAGTTGGTTGTAAGTAGATAGATCCAACTAATTGGTTTCTATCGATTACGTCAGGAGTGTTATTACTGTCATCCATTACTACTTGGAATGCATATAAACCTTGTCTTTGTTGTACTGACTCTAAATAAGGGTTAACTTGACTTAAGAATCTGTTACGAGTAACTTGTGTGTTAGGCTCGAATACAAGAGTTTCTGCAACTTGACCAATGTAGTCTTTAAGAGCGATCAACAATCTTCTAACGTTAACTCTGTCTAATGCAGAAGGTTTTTGTTGAAGCGTCTTTTGACCGTAGATAACCGTACCAACTCCAGGGAATGTAGCGATTGGGTTAACAGATCCTTGATATACTCTGTCTCTATCGTTTGAAGTTAGCTTTCTTTCTGGTTGTAAAACTGTTGGTAAACCACCTCTGTTTAAACCAGCTGGTGCCCACCATTCTGCAGCAACTCTATCGTTGTACTCATAAGCAGCAGGAACGATTGTAGAAGCTGGGATAAAGTTTAATTTACCAGTCTCTCTTGATCTAACTTGTACCCAAGGCCAGTAAGTAGCTGCGTAAGAAGAATCGAATGCAGTCACTTGAGAAAGCAATACTGGGATAGATTGGCCGTAACCAACCATATCAACTACTGCGATACTGTCGCCTCTTGTTTGAGCTGTATTAACAACACCAGTAACTTGACTTGGTGAGTTAACGTAAGTTAAACCAGGAGCATATATAATGTTAAATTTGTAAGCGTCTTTGTTACCTAATAGGTTGATAGCTGTGTTGTAGTCTTGGTTTCTTACGCCTTGAATGTTTCTACCAGCTACTGAACCGTCCGCTAAAGCATTAGGGATATTTTCGAAGAAGTTAACTGCTTCTACACCGAATGAACCGTAGATAGCTCCAGTTGCACCACCGAAAGCTCCGTTTACTGAACCAGATCCTGCATTAGGAATTGATGAAGTATATTGGTTTTGAGCTTGACCGTAAGTGTTGAAGTATCCAGGAGTTGCAGTGTTAACAGTTTTAACTCTTATATATCTACTGTTATTTTGGTAAGAACCAGTAGTTTGTAAGTAGAAGTTACCTAAATCGTCTGTAGCTACTGTTTGCGTTTGATCACCAATTACGTAAGATACGTAGTTGCTTTGGTTAGGATCTAATGATAAACCGTTCCATGTTTCAAGAACAGTCTTGTTATTTTGATAGTCGTCACCGCGTCTAATGATAATATTGAATTGACCTGAACCTGTATCGTAAGCTGTTACTTCCCAGCGTACGTTAGCTGAAGAGCCAGAAACTAAAGAACCAAATGATCCTGAAGCTTCGTTGTTATTCATTACTGTACCAACTGATAAAGTTTCAAGAACGAAAGCAGGAGTTCCCGCTAAGTTGTTGACACTCGCTGTTGCTGGTGTATAAGATCCAGATACTACTCTTGTTACCAATAGAGAAGTTCCGCCTTGCTCAAAGTAATTCAAAGCAGCCATACTTGTTAAGTATTCGTATGCAGCACCTCCAGAAACGAAGGGAGCTCCAAATACAGCTTTGTATTGAGAGTAAGTAGTTACTAATGTTGGGATGTTAACTGGACCAGTTACTGTAGGGCCTACAATTGCGGCGCCTGCTGTTATTGGACCTGAAGTGATCTGAGATAAGTCATTCTCTTGTAAGAATACTCCTGGGCTAATTAGTGTTTCGGCCATTTATGTCGTTTTTTTTCTAGTAATAAATATCGATACTTGATTCAAAACACTTTAGCTAATTTCGCCGGTCTCTGTATTTATTGAGACTGCGCCGTATTTAGATCTAATTTCTTCGAAGACTTGCTTTTCTTTTACCCTGATTTCTTTAATTTTTTTCTTCTGTTCTTCCATATCAAGCTCGATGCTCATTTTTTGGTATTCTAGTTCTCCAAGTAAAGCAGCGACTTCTAAGGCGTCCGATTTGATAAGATTAATTTGTTGAAACTCTTCGTGTGTAAGCTTTTGTTCCATAACTCTATTTACTATAAATATGTAAGAAAAACGGCCCACTTTTTAGGTGAGCCATTCTCTTGGTATGAATATTCGTTATTCTTCTATTTTGATCAACTTAAAGAAAGTAACGTAAGCGCCCTCGGTCTCAACGTTTTCGAAATCTTCTAATTGAAACTCTTTGTGTTCGATTTCTTTTTCTTCGTTTAAAAGAGCGTTGAACTCGTTTTGAAACTCTACGAACTTGGGGTTAATGTCTCTTGAAACTGTTTGGCCCTCTTCGTCTGTTACAACGTTGATATACATTGGAATCGATACGTTGCCTTGATCGTCAGCTTCTCCGTGCTTCTTGATTAGGTCCTGCTTGATGGCTTCAACCGCTTCTTTTTCTGCCGCAGCTTTTTTGGCCAAATCGCCGATCCAATACTTTGTTGTTAGCTTTAACTTTTCTGCCAAAAGTCCCTTTGAGGTAACTTCTCCATTTTGTTGATTCG